CCTCCACTTTGCATATTAATAGTGTTTAAACCTTGAGTTAATGATTGTTGCGAACCACCTAAATAAATATTTAAACCAGAAGATTGCGTATAAACATCTACAACCACAACATAACTTTTTACAATTACATCTATTGTTGCTTGATACACTAATCCATTAGATGGTTTATTTAATTGACCATTAACAACCGTTTTACTACCATTCCAATTAGCACCTCCATTTTCAAAATCTCCATTTAAAATTTTCTCATCTCCTATCTTCGTAAGATTAAACTGCCCTTGTATCATCTCTGTTGATGTACCAATAGAAGATGCAGTATCAATCGTATTACCCCACCAAGTACTATCGTATATTTCGTTTGCCATCTTTTTCTTTTTTAGTTAAATACTTTTCCAATTTAACAATGTTTATTTGTTTCGGTTTATATCCTTTCATTATAGTACCCAATTTGAACCGCTTACATTTTTATCTGGATATACATCAGAATCTTGATTGTCTAAATACTCTGGGAACTTTGAACTATCAAAACAAATGTAATCCACAAATCTTCTCGTATAGTATTCAGCAAAATCTCTTTCTTTTTGCACCAAATAATCAACCTCATCTTTTGAAACTGTTTCTGCGTTTTCAGAACGATGTTTAAATATCCCACCAGATTTAACTTGATAAGCTGCAAATGGTAAGAAATCAACCATAGCGTAGTGTATCAACATCGGTTGAATGTAATCCGTTACAAGTTCTAAATAATCGCCAGTTAAAGTATCTGCTATAATATCAGCAGAAATTCTATTGTATAGTTTAGTACCTAAATAGTTTTGTATGTGTATCTCTTGTGCAATCTTAATGAACTGAATAAAAGAATCCGTATCTGTGTTCCCATCAATTACAGAATTCTTTACTAAATCTGTTCTACTTATAAATAATGCTGTTGCCATATATCTTATTTGTTTACGAATCCATTGTTAGGCATATCAGTTGGTCGCATTGCAACCTCTTTTGCGTTTACTTCTGGTTTAAAACCTTCTTTCTTTGCCTTGTTTACACTTATTTCTGCATTTGGATTACCTACATTTGGCTTTAGTTTTGCACCTTTTGCCATATATGTTTTACGCATCCAAAAATGATGACAATCTCCACCGCCTTTGTATAGCCATATATCGTAAGTATCAGCACCATTTAAACCCCATCCAGCATTTACTGCTTTCTGGCTCATCTGTTGGATATCTTCTTTGCGATATATCTTCTTTGCAGATACCATTTTCTTACAAAAAGACCTACTATTGTCAGATGCTTTTAAAGGTGCGTATTGATAACGTACTTTAAATTGAACACCTTCCTCGTTTTTACCATCTTGGTCGCTTTTTGCGTTTGGTCTTGCAGTACCAGTTGTTGCAAAGTTCCATATCTTGGAGAGTAAACTTGGATTCTTTTCGTTTAATTTTTTTATTTGTTCGTCTAACTCATCTTCCGAATCGTAATCAACCTTTCTTTCGTCAATTAATTCCCATTCCTCCAAGTCCTCATCTTCTCCAAAGTCCTCTAATGCGTTAAAAACCTTACTCATTTTAATACCAGTTTCTTCTTCTCTTGTTTCTTCATCCTTTACGTTCTCTAAATCCATAAATTGTAGAGGTTGTAAGGTCTTAAAGTATAGGTTTAAGGAGATATTGTTGTATGCAAGTATCTTATCAAAGGCATCAATTAAAAGTTCTTGAAATGGGTTTATAACGATGTTTTGCATTAATATAGAAGCGTTCTTTAACTCCTCTGCATTATTACCAAATCCGCTATTATCTTTAATACCTAAAAGCATTGGCGAAACAATACGATGCGACATCATTATCTTGCTTTGTGCTTCACTTGAAATAAATTCGTATTGATTATGTGCATCAGATATTTGAACTGGTGTAATATCCGCTTGTGATTCTTTATTATCGTTAAAAGCAATTATCAGTTTTCCAGCAGAGTTTGTTCCTTGAAATTTAGAAACAATTTTGTTTTCAATTAATGTTTGTGCTTCTTCGTCTGGCACTCCATTATTGAAATTAATTAAAGATGCTGGTGCAAAACTATTTTTAATATTGTTAACGTGAAAGTTTGCAATCTCTTCTTCAATCTCACTAAAGCTAATTCCAGATACATAATCTGGTGTACTATAATAATACATCCCAGCTTCATAAGGTTTTACATATAATATCTCAATTGGTTGTGGACTTTTTGAAACACCAAATGCTGGTATTCTCAAAGGTTTATCACTTGGCTTTGCGTTCGCCCAATCTGAATGATAGTAATACGCTTGTACTTGCTTATCGCCCTCTGAACACTTTTCTGCTCTTAAAGTTTCAATTGGTAAATGCTCAACCTTTTGAACTGTCTTTTTATCCTTTGAATAAATCACTTGAATAGCACATTGACCAGTTAGCTTTAAATCATAAGCCAATTGTCTTAAATCATCCTTTTTAAACAAAGATATCATTCTTGCATACGCTTCTGGCTTTCTTGAACTATCTGTTGCATCTAAACCTTTTCCGTATATCATTTGAGATATTCCAGTAATACAAGCCCCAGATGTAGCACTTCCGTTTGCTCTATCTATAAGGAATTTAAAATAATTGTTATCCGCACCAAATTCAACCCATTCTTTGTTTTTTGATTCAACAATTTCTGGTGTTGTATAGCTTGACAAATTAACAAAACTAACTTTAGAATTGTTTGATTTAGCAACCGTTGGTTTTCTGTACTTATTTATGTGTTTACTCATAATATTATAAAATCGTTATTACCACTCTTTGACTTGTATTCGTCTTTATTGACTGAATAGCTTTCGTTGTTAGTTTGGTCTGTTGATTGTGATGTGCAAAATATCTTATCTCTGTAAATGATGTTTTGAGTACTTGTTTCAATTACTTTTAAATCGTAAAATCTACCCTCTTTTAAATCAAAAACATTTGATAATTGTAT